GGCCGTGCGATGTATGATTTGATACAACCAAAGTCTCCTCGTATCCGTCCATTTAATACAACCCAAGATAACAAAACAGAGATGGTTAGAAAATTAATTCATGATATAGAGACTATGTCGATTGAATTACCTTCAAGAGAGTTACTGCCTCAGTTACATAAAGAGTTTTCTACCTATACCTATAAACTATCTCAGACTGGAAAGCTGTCGTTTACACATTCTACTGGACAAAAAGATGATCATATTGATTCATTGATGCTTGCCAATTATAGTAGAAATCAATTCATTAAACGTAATAAAATAAATGTTCAACCACCATATGTAAGAGAGTATAAAAAACCGTTTAATGTATTACCTAAGTAGTATAAGCCCATAAAAACCCTCCTGCATGGTTTCTTTTAGGTCTTTGTCTAATATAAGCACATATATTATCAGGTTTAACTCCAGTCTGCCGTGATGCTTCATTTAACGAATAAAAAGTATTGATTACATTACCTTGAAGATCCATCTGTATAGTGGGTTTTTCAAAATGCTTTAATCTTCTACCTTTCATAGTCTTAGAGTGAGCTTTAGCTTGTTTAGCTCTTGCCTCTTTAGTGTAAGCAGCAGCATTATAACCTCCTCTAGCATTATTGGTAATGTTATAGTAGTTAGGGTTGTTTACTGCATCTAATTCATGTAAAATGAATTCTTCTAATTCTCTATAATCTGGACCGTAATAAAGTGCTTCTTTAGAAAAATTTGATCTTCCGTTTCTCTTTATAGCTTGATTAATAACTATACCTCCTCCATAATACCACTTAAACAGTCTAGGAGTACGTACGGTACTACCTACATACATTTTACCATTAAGGTTATTGGTTAACTTATAAACAAATCCATTTCTTTTACTCATATATTCGCGTGCCTACTTTACTTGACTAAATAAAAAAAGCACCTGCCTTTCGATGATCAATCTACCGGGTTATCAGATGCTTGTAAGGTTTGTTTTACTTTTGTTGATTCAGTTTGTTATTCTCAATAGAGTTCATCTTAATCAAACTACTAGCAATAGATCCAAAGATCTCAGCATAACTCCAATTACTAAAGTCATCTTTTCTGTTAAGAGAGTCGTTTAGTTGTTCTATATTAAAGTTAAGGTTATCTAATTGGTTAGTTAACTTTTGTACTGTTTCATTACTTAATTTTTCCATTATTATTATTATTTTATTATTATTAAACTTATATACTATAAAGATAAGAACTTTTAATCGATTTACCAACTATTTTAACAAGTATTTTTTAGGTGTAACTTCCCGACTTTCATGTCCTATTTATAAAATATGAAGAAAAAATTTAATATTTCATTACCAGACTACTTAACTCTAGACATGTATACCAAAGTGTCTAAGAATGAAGGTACTGATATTAGTAAGCTAGTCACTACGGTAGCTGCATTACTAAAAATAGAAGAAAAAGATGTTAAGCTTTATCCTACTCGATTAATTCAAGAGATATATAAAGACTTACAGCAATTAGCTTTACCTAAAGAATCGTTTCATGCACTAGTTGAATATAACGGCACTCTATATGGTTATTCCGATATCCATAAAATGAACCTTGGTTGTTTCGTAGATATGGAAGAATACTGCAAAGACCTTGGTAATAATTTACATAAGATAGCAGCATTATTATACCGCCCGGTAGTAAAAAATAAATTCAAATCGTTAGAGTTTATAGTCAATCAAGGAATTAGAACTGCTTTAAAACAAGGAGTAGAAAATCCTTTTGAATACTACGACATAGAAACATACGATTCAGAGAAAGTACAAGACCGATGGGAAGAAATGAAAGACTTTCCTTCTCATATCTTATTAGGAGCTATTGGTTTTTTTTTGACAGTAGCAAGCATGTACTCGGCAGGTACAGCCTCTTCGAAACGAACGATAAGCAAGAAGATGGAGACCCTTCTGCAACTATCGATGAAAGATCTGCTTTCAACACTCACTGGGGATGGTGGGCAACCATTCATAGATTATCTGAAACCGGTATCTTATCAATCACAGGAGATAAGTGTGTAACAGACGTTAACTTTATTACGGTGTTAAACTATTTAGAAATACAGAAAGACATCGATGAAGTTAACCAAAGAAAAGAAAGAATAGCAATGTCAAGACAAAAAATTAGATAATATGGCAAATAAGAAAAAAAATACTATAGAAAAAGAATTAGTCTCTAACATAAAAGAAATGACAGATGATATAATATTACCAGTCAAAGATGAAATAGAGAGAGAGATGATCTTAGACTTAAGAGCAAAAGGGTTTGATACAAATCGTATTGCAGCAAGACTAGAGATACAAAAAGATATAGTAGAAAAAATATTAAATCAAGAATAATGGAAATAATTATTATAGTACTTGTAATAGGTTTATCAGTATACTTATTTATGCAAAATAAAAAAGATACTAAAGTTATTAAACCTAAAAAGAAGTCTAACAAAAAAAGATCTAGAAGCCAAGTAAGTGCTAAAAGAGAAGTTAACAACGACAAGTAATGGCACTATACTCACCCAATCGTCTACATAATCTAACCTATCAAGAGATAATCAATCAGTTTTCTGATGCATGTACTGCTCATGAAGCTATAAATTCTTTTGATACTGGTACTATAGATTTTTTAGATGCTAATGCAGTAAATAAGAAATACCCTTATGTCTATTTAAGACCAATTGTAAGTCAGGGTGTGGTAGATAAGATGAGAGGTTTAACATTTGAATTATATTCAATGGATGTACCTAAACTATCAGATGAGTCGCCAGTAGAAACATTATCTAAGACTGAGATGTATATCTATGACTTAGTATCATATTTTGTTCAAGGTCCAGCTAACAGACAACAAATATATAACATCGACATGACTGCTTTAACACCAGTCAATGAGGCGTTTCAAGATAGAGTATTTGGTTGGGTAGCTAATATAGACGTACTAACTCCATGGAAATGGGATTATTGTGATTTTCCTTCCTAATGAGTATACAAAAAGGATTACAGAGATTTGCTAAGACATGGGTTAAAAACATGCAATCAATAGTTCCTGTAAGAACAGGTACTCTTAAAAGATCAATTAAAAGTGTAGCCAGACCAGCTCCAGTAATAACTATGGAAGGTTATGGACAATTCGTAGATAGTGGACATCGTGCTTTTGGTAAAAAAGGTACAAAAGTTCCACCTAATCCACAACCAGATGGATTTATTAACCCATCAGCAGATAAAACATTTGAAGAAATGGAAGAAGCTTTACCAGAAGAAATCTACAAAGAAGTAGTAGTAGAGTTTGATCAAGTGTTCAATAAATTTAGAAAAATAGGATAATGGCTTATACAATTAAAACTCAACCAACAACACCTAATGCTACTTACACAAGCCTAGTATATAATGTTAGTAGTAGTAATGCTACCAACCCTCAATACAATTACATAATGGATGTTTATCCATCAGGTAGTGCTGATAGATTAGCTCGTATAAGACAATTTCCTAATCCATTAAACGAAGCAGTTTTTGATCCATCTAGAATCTTTAACGATAACTTAGGTTACTATAATAGCTTTGGTAGCTCTTATGTTGTACCTGCTGATCATGTTAGAACGTTTAGTGTAGAGTTTGGAGAAGAGTATGGTACTTCATCTTCGTCTAGTTTAGCTGTTACTGCTTCTATCCAAACAGATGTTATAGAAGTATTTCCAGGACAAATAGACCCTAACAATGGAACATCTTTTAACTGGTTAGATTCAGGTTCTGGTGTTATATTATCAGATAGACCTGATGGCGTTACTGAATATGTAGGTGCAAAATGGAGAGTACCAGTATACAATGGTACCGGTGGAACCTTACTTATTACAGGGTCGGGATATGGTAGTACTGATTATGAATCTGTAGCAAGTGGTGAGTTTTACTCTATGGGACCCTACATCAACCCATCGGATGGACAAACTCTTACAATTAGCTTTAACGGTCAATCTATAAGTAGAGAGTTTCAAACGGCTTGTAATTACCCTGTATATAACTTTATGTTTATTAACAAATACGGTATGTATGAAAACTTCTCAACTGCTTTACCTGTAAGAGGTAACACAAGTGTTGATAGACAAAACTATAATCAGTCTTTTGTAGATTATTCTAACCAAGGTGCTTATGATGTAGAAAGAAGAGGAGAAACAAATTATAATACTAACTTAACTGATAATTTAACTATATCTACTGATTGGTTAAGTAAAGAAGCAGCAGTGTGGTTAACACAAATGGTAGAATCAGATGAAGTATATTTAGCTGTATCACCAGACAACACAGTTTTTAAACCTATTGTCATAACTAATGCTTCTTATGTACAGAATACAGGTAGAAAAGATCAAAAAACGTTTATGTATGATATAACGTTTAGATATGCAAATCAAAGAAACGGTAGATAATGGATGTTATACTTAGAGTAGTCTATGATGGTACAACCTATGATTTAGACATAAATCAGGATATACCTTTACGAGTTGATATTTCAAAAGTAGATAACTCTAAGATTGGAGCAGTATATGGTGTAGGTTCTCAAACCTTTGACTTACCAGGTAGTAGAAAAAACAATAGATTTTTTAAACATGCATATAACGTAGGAGCAGATGATGTACCTGCTTTTTATAATACTATAGATGCATACGTTTTATACTTAGGAGAGACACTCTTAGAAGGAGAGTTACAGTTAAATGAAATTGTAACCAATGAAGATGGATACATAACTTATAAAGTACAGGTTTATGATACGTCTGTACAGTTCAATACAGCTATAGATGGTTTAGATATTAAAGATGCTGATTGGTCAGCATATAACCATACATTAACAGCAAACAATATAACAGGTAGTTGGGCTAATGAAGGACCTTTAACAGGGTCATATAGTTCTTCTATTTTTTACCCTATAGTAGATTATGGGTTTGACGATCCTGATCAAGCTAATATACTCTACCCAAGAGTTCAGTTTGAAAATATAAGCTCTAGTTTAACACCTTTAAACCTTGCTCAATTCTTACCAGCAATAAGTTTAAAAGATACTCTTGATGTAATATTTGATCAAGTAGGATTTACCTATACAGGTAGTTTTCAACATACTGAAGGGTTTGATGACTTATACATTTTACCTAAACCTAAAGATGAATTAGGAGTAGGGGCAGGAGTTCAAAATACTTTTGAAGCTAGAAAAACATTTTTACAAATAGTTTCTTCTCCAAGTACAGGTACTCCAACAACATCTGCTACAATTGCTTTTCAAGATGAAATAAGCGACCCTGGTAGCAATTATTCTACACCTACTTATACTGTTCCTGCTAATGGTACATATAGTTTTAATAGTACTATAAATTATTCAAGAGATTATGGGTCAGATACGGTAGTAAGAGAGCAGTTAATAATTAAGAAAAACGGTAGTCAGGTAGCAATAGATCAAGTTGAAGTAGATAGAAACGATCCTTTAACTGGTAGTTTATCTGTTTCATTTACTAACCAGACTCTTAGTGCTGCTGATACTTTAGAGGTAAGCTTTGTTTTAAACCTTGTAAGCGGTACAGATACTATATCAGATGACTACATTGTATTTGGTTCAGATAATGGATTTACTAGTTTCTTTAGTGCAGGTCAAGCTCCTATTAGTTTTCAAGGTGCTACAGTAGATATGTCACAGCAATGGGAACCTTTAACTAAAACTTTAGATGTACTAAAAGGTATTATAGATTTATTTAACTTAGTTATTATACCTGTAGAAGGAAGTAAGACTCAATTAGAGATTCATACGTTTGATGATTGGTTTCTTTCAGGTACACAAGTAGATTGGACTCAGAAATGGGATACTTCTGCAAGAAAGTCAATAACTCATCCAGTAATTGAACAACCTAAAAAATTATTATTTGACTACGAAGAAGATGAAGATAGAATTAGTAAGTTAGCTTTAGATAGTGACCCTAATTACCAATATGGTACTTTAGAGGTTATTGCTGATAATACTATTAGTCAAGGAGAAGAAGAAGTAGGAAGTTATTTTGGACCTACAGTATTAGCTTCACAAACACGAAGTGGTAGTGCTAATTTAGTATTTGATTCACAAAATAGTTTCTTTTTTCCTCATTTATACAAATTTGAAAATTCAGAACAAGAAGCATTTAAGTTTAAACCAAGAATAGGATACAAGTTAAGTAGTCCTTTACCAGGTACAATTTATATAGGTACACCGGCATCTAACATACCTGTTAGTGGTGATTATTTTACCTTATCTAACGTAAATAATTTACCTGCTACAAGTACTACAAAAAATTTACACTTTAACACTACCTATACTTCTTATATACCTTTAGGTAATAACGAATCTGGTTCTATATCTCAATTTGATGATAACTGGAAAACTTACATAGATAGTTTATACTGGGAAGATGGTAGAAAGGTAACACTAGAT